AAGTATGGAGATAAATTATTTACTTTGATAGATACTTTAGGTTGGGAATATCAACGTATGGGTAGAAGTGGCAGAGAAACTTATGACGAAATATGTCACTTACTTAATATGATTCCCGAAGATGAAGTTTATATGGAGATAGATTAATGAATACTTATCAGATACCAAAAAAGGCATGGACTATCGAAGAGAAGTTTGTAGGGTGGGGGCACGCTACAGTATGGGCGGAAACTGAAGAAGAAGCAATGCGCCTATACAGGTTAGGAGAGTATGATGACTATGAGCATGACATGGACAACTTTCAAGATTATGAATTTTACTCAATTTCGGAGAACTAAATGACACTTAAAGAGACATATATTAATGCTCTTGTTGATAGCATGAGTATGGAAGATTTGCAACAATATGTAGCAAATGACATGGCAGATTGGTTATTTAATTGTAGCGAATCTGAAGCACTTAATGAATTGTTCATTAAGGTAAAATATACTTTAGATGAACAATTTTATAATAAGTTTCTAAAGCAAATTGGAGGTAAAATCAAATGAATGAACCAAAGTTAAAATCTTACATAGTCACAGAAATTGAATTTGACTATGATGACGGCAACAATATGGAATCATATCCAGTTAGTTATGATGAACAAGTTGCAAATCGAGATAATGCACTTGGAATTTGGTTTGCCTATGATGATGAACACCTAATTGATAAAATTAGTGATACATTTGAATATTGTATCAAGTCAATCAGTTTTGAACCGAACCGCCCTCATGCCCTAACTTCCTTTATGTGATGACAGTTTTAATGAGTATTTAATTATACTTAGTGGTGTACGTCAATGATTCGCTCTTATCGTTATAATTCCACTAACTAACAACTACTCGTCTTTATTTGTCTCTCATTATATGAGTCCTTCCGAGGCGAACGCGCCGATTTTTTACACATAATGAATCGTTATGCTACACTTAACCTGACAATGTTTCCCCACTAAATAACAACGAAGATAAGAAATAATCTGTCGTTGTTGACAATTAGGGATAATATATGTTAGAATTAAATGTAAACATTCTCTCTCAATTCTTATGGATTCTCATTCTCAATCAGGAACTAAAGTTTGTCGTTATAGAGTAACAATAGACTTTACTGTAGATAACTCTAACTGTTTACCGCCTAGTGATTGGAACTGGCGAAAGTTACTAGAGTTAAATGATAATGAACGAGAGAGAATAAAGTCGTTATATGTAGAAAATCTGGGAGAAATTGCCACAACTCGTGCTAACATAGTGGAGGCATATTAATCGTGGTCAGTAAAGCAAACTCTAAGAAAGTTAAACAACGTAGTGCTAAACAATTCGTGAAGTGGTTAAGTGATACAGAGGATAGTCGTGATTCTGTATCAGATTTTGCCCTAGATGATTTTCAAATAGATTTTGACATGGAAAGTTATGACCCATAAGAGCAACTTAGATGCGTTATTCTATTCTGATTTCTCTACACAAGAACTATCGTTATTGAAGTTGTTAGTGTTAACTGAACTCAGAAATTATCGTGGTCTTAATTCGCTCAAAGATAGTGGTAATATCTATGAGTTATTAAAGCAAATTCAAACCAAAATAGGAGTGCTTCAGAGCAAACAATAAGTAGTCGTTATACCGCCCCTAAGTTGCTCAAATACTGGGGGCAATAAGTAGTCAATTTGAGCAACTAATTACATACTTTTTAGTGTTTGTTTGTATGTAATTGTATATAAATTGACTTAAATACAAAACATTTAAAAAGATATAAAAAAACATACTTTTGTTTTGTATAAAGAGACTTATATAAGACTCAAAAAGGGCGCTGAGTTCCGCCACCTTGGCGCGTAAGGTATCAGTTGTCAACCAAATAACACCGAATCCACACAAAGTTTTATCCACAATATCAGAGACTTATCCACAGGGCTGTGGAAAACTCCTGTGGAAAACTTTTTATACTTTTCCACAATTTTTATTCTACTTGTGGAAAACCCTTTTGGCAATCGAGTGTGTGCCACTTGCTCTACTGGCACATGAAGGAAACATTAAGAAGAAATCGGCAACCCATTGTGTGCCACTTTGATAATCGGCACATGTAGGAAACATTAAGAAAAGAGAGGTCAAGCGCCCTTGTGACAGTTTAAGAATTGGCACATGAAGGAAACATTAAGAAAATAAAATTTTAAATTTACTTGTTGCCTCTGCTCGTAAAAAATGCCATAATAGGATATACAAAAACAAAACACATTATGCCCTTATTATCTGAACTAATTGCAGACATTAACGCTGAGCAAGATATGCTCATGCTTAAGGATAGAATGAAGCAGTATGCTCTACAGTATTGCGAAGCACTTGCTGAGAATTACAAGCAATATAGAATCAATATGCACCAGCAGAGCATAATCAATCCGCCATCAGGCAGAGAAGATTGCCGAACCTATGCGGCAGAGCAACTAGCAGGCATTGCTAATGGTACTGAGCGCTTAATGAAATTCAAACTAAGCGAAGGCAAAAAATACTGGAAAGTAATACAACAGAATCCAAACAGCGAGGGCGGATATTCTGATGCCTCGGTTGTTGCCTTTATTTCATTTAAGGGCGAAGTATTTAAACCTGCTTCATGGAGCGCTCCTGCTAAGGGCGTACGCTTTGACTTTAGAATTATAAAAGAGAGAGAAGCAGCGCTCGATCCTGCTAAAGCACAATGGACAGGCGGCAGTTTATATTATAGGTAAATTTAGTAAATTATCCATATGTGCCGATTCAAATATTGGCACATGTAGGAAACATTAAGAAAAGGGTAAAATTTACCTATAGTGTGCCAATTTAATTTGTGTCCATTTTGCCTTAATATTTTGTTGTAAAAGGGTTGCTTTTTCGTAAATTTGTGTCATACTAGGTATATAAATCAAACACAGGTTTTTTAATTATGAACAAAGTTCAAGCAATTTCAGACAGAATCCTTAAGTCAGATAACTTTGAAAACGTCGCTTATGTATGTTGCGATTGGCAGGAATTTGTATTCGAGGTTGCCGAGTGGGGCGTCGATCATATCGCTACAGTAGATTTCGATGAACTAACCGCCTCAGAGGTTAAAGAGTTAGATTCATTTATAGCATCATTCGGTTGCTCACCAGATGCGCCACACCCTTGCAGCAAGTACGCTGATCCTATCTTTGCATAGGGTACTGCTTTTATTATAGTCCATTTATTACATTTTTTTTATTATGATCACAGAATATTACATCGAAGTGCCAGGCACAAACATCAAAGAAAGCGTAAGCGGTTTTGCTTATGATACTCTTTACGATATGGCACAGCAGTATGGCATAGCGGAATTATGCTGGTACGCTCTCAACGGCACTAGAATGGTGCAGGGCGTATATACCGATAAGGATTAAAACCAATTAAAATATTGGCACAGTTGCTCGTTGCTTTCTGTGCCATAATCCTTTATAATTAAACTATCAAACAACACACGGAGCACACATGCGTAAAATTGAAACTCAAATGAACACCGCTATCAGAAACAGAAAGGAGCACTGGCAGAGCGCTAACACTCTTGTTGAGTCTTTTTACTGTTCCGCTACTGACAGGGTGGGCAGCATAGTCAAACTACATGGCAACAAGATTGCTGAAGTATATGCCAACAGCATTGTGCTATTTGATGGCGGTTGGCAGACAGTTACAACCAAAAGCAGATTAAATGCCTTGCTTGATGAATTTTCAACAGGCACTGGCGTAATCCAGCGCAACTTTGAATGGTTTGTAACTTACAAAAACCTTAAAGAAGATTTTGTTAGCGGCATGGAGTTAGCACTCTAATGCCTAGAAACATCATCAGCACCCACACTTTCACGGGCATTGGCGGCAGACAAATTACCTACACCAAACTAAAACCAAATAAACCACAGCGCCGCCATCTCATGCTATCCCAAACTAAGGGCATCAGAACCAACACCAACAGAGGCAGCATAAACACTAAGCATGCCACCCTTATATAAGAGAAGCAGCACCCCCTCGCTCAACTGGTTTTGAGCAGGGGTTTTATTTTATTTTGTTTTTTTAAGCGGTAGCGATGCGGTTTAAAAAGCGCTAACTACCCTAACCTACAACGAACCAAAAACGAGAGCTAAATATTATTGCTTTCAAAAAATTTTTTAGGAGGCCAAAATGCCACAAAGGTACATTCACAAAAACGGAACATCAAAGCTTGATAAGAGATGCAAGCAGTATAAGTCTCAGAAGAAAGCAGCTGGTATTGCAAAACGCACTCGTAAAAAAAAGTGATGTAAAAAAATTGCCCAATAGGTTGACTCTGGCCAGGGTTGATGTTATAATATAAGAGTAAACATATAAAACAGACAATGATTGAAGGAGTTGTATTAACACTTGTATTGATGAGCTTTTGTATAGGTTCAGCAATCGGTATCGTAAACTATGGAACTAAAGGTAGGTTCTTTTAATGGCGGTTTATAACGACTATGAGATTCGTATAAACATTAATCAGCTGATAGAGAAGAGGATCCCTTGTTGTGATCTTCTTCATCCTGATCATTGTTTAACAGAAAAGCAAGTGGCAGAGATTGCACATGACATTCGTATGGATATAGACTTACATCCAATCTATAAGCAAGTGGATAGACATATCATGGCATACGTTGAGGCTGCAAAGATTGATAATAAAGATCATTGGGTGGAAGAGAAGCTTCTAGACTTACCTGATGAAGAAGGTATATCATTTGATTAAGAAACTGTAAAGAACTCGTTATGGCGATATATAAGAATAGCAAGATAGAGATTAACTTGGATGAGTTAGTGTCTATTAGAAGTAAAGTGATAGATGAGGAGTTAGATACTGATGAGATATCCCTCTTAGCGAGTGAGTTAAAGGATACTCTGACTTGGGATACTCTTTATCATATGGTTGATACTCACAT